GCTGGTGCGTCTGTAGCTGCTGCACAGTACGCTAATGAAGCCATAGGTGCTTACGGGCGTGTGTGGTGCGTAGGTAACGCTACTAATGACAACACGATCTACTGGTCTGATTTGTTAATAGGTCACGATTTTACTGGTGGGTCTAGTGGATCTATTAATGTTTCTAAGGCGTGGCCTAACGGGTTTGACAAGGTTGTAGCTATAGCGGCACACAACGGACTGCTCGTGGTGTTTGGTGAAAACAATACGTTGGTCTACGGTGGTGCAGAGAGTCCAGCAACAATGGCTATACAAGACACCATTCCCGGTGTTGGTTGTGTAGACAGAAAGAGTGTACAGAACATAGGAACAGATTTGTTATTTTTAACACAGACAGGGCTTAGGAGCTTGGGACGATCTATTCAAGAGAAGTCCTTGCCTATTACCGACTTGAGCAGAAACATCAAACAGGAACTGATTGCTAACACGTTAGCTAAAACAGAGTCTGTTAGTACGGTGTACAGTCCTGAAAACTACTTCTATCTTCTGTGCTTTCCTGACCTCAACCTAGTGTACTGCTTTGATGTAAGAGGAACACTGGAGAACGGTGCGTACAGGGTAACACGATGGCCTAGTGTGGACTTCAAGTGTTTCCACAGGGACAGAAACGGTGACATATACATAGGCACAACAGCAGGTGTAGGTACATACGATAACTACTTTGACAACGGTAGTGTGTACCGCTTTAGGTACTACAGTCCCGGCTTGAGCTTTGGTGACCCGTCTAAGATTAAGATGCTGAAAAAGATTAGACCTACGATTATCGGTGGTAACAACGCAGACATCTTTCTTAAGTGGTCTTATGACTTTGAGACAGCAACCAAAACTAGCACGTTTAGAACTAGCAGTGCTACACCCGGATTCTACGGACAGTCTGAGTACAACGTAGCAGAGTTTTCAGAAGAAGGAATACTTATTAGCCGTTCTTCTATTAACACTACAGGCTACGGCTCAGTAATAAGCGTTGGTCTTGAGACAGACATCAACGGTTACGCACTGTCCATACAGGAAATGAATGTACTAGCACTAATAGGTAAAACGCTATGATGATGAATTACAATAAAAATAGAGGTACTTACTAATGGGTATTCTAAGCGATCTCTTAGGTGGGGTAGCTCTTGATCTGTACGACGAGATACCTACACAAATTAAGGCTATCTATGATCCTACTGTTGACGGATATGAGACTCTCCCTGAAATAACTGCTGATGACATAACGTTCCAGCCGTTTACGGTTACAGGTCCAACAGGAAGTATCAAAGGCGATGCTGAAGGTACTGAGTACATTTTAGGAGACAGAGGTAAAGCACTACAGAGTGCACTAGAATCTCAGGCGTTATCTAGGTTTGGTACTACTCCTGTTGGCGCTGGACAACTGGGAACTGCCGGTCAACAGTTGTTGGGCGTAGGTCAACAGCAGTTAGGTGCTTCTCCGTTTGGCCTCGCTGGTCAACAACAGGCGGCACAACAGGCGTTTGGACTAGGCTCTCAGTTCATGGGTCAAGCCGGTATGCCTATGGCTGGTAGAGAACAAGAGGTGTACGACAGAATTAGGTCTACACAGCTTGGTGAAGAAGAGCGACAACGACTTGCTTTAGAAGAACGTTTGTTTGCCCAAGGCAGAGGTGGTGTACGCACTGCTATGTTTGGTGGAACACCAGAGCAACTTGCGATGGCACAGGCTCAAGAGCAAGCACAGAATCAAGCGTCACTTATGGCTATGCAACAGGCACAACAGGAACAACAGCAACAGGCGGCTCTAGGTTCTCAGTTTGCTGGCTTAGGTTCTGGCCTAGCTACCCAGCGTCAAGCGTTGGATGCCGCACAACAAGCTAGGGCTATGCAAGCACTACAAGGCGGCATGGGCCTTATGGCGGGTGGTCTTGGGTTAGAAGAGGCACAGCAAGGGATTGGCTTGAGTGCGCTTCAGGGCGCTTACATCCCACAAGCGGCTATGCTCTCTGCGTTTTCTCCTGCACTCAATGTAGCATCTATGTCTGACGTTGCACGTAGACAGATGGGACAGTACGGACTTGAGGCTCAGTTGGCTAACTTAGAAGCAGACGTTGGCAGGAGACTAGGACTCGCTGAACTCTACGGTGGAATGTTTACTGGCGCTGGTTCTCTCGTTGGTGGTCTATCTAGCACAGCCGGTGATTTGATTGGTGATATATTGGGTGGCGAAAAGCCTTGGTGGTTGAAGGCTATCTCAGACATATCTCTGAAAACTAACATTGAACCTGTTGGTAAACTACCTAACGGAATAAACCTGTACACTTGGGATTGGAACGAAGAAGGCAAGAGAATTGCTGGTGACGCTCCGACTTACGGTGTAATCGCTCAAGAAGTTCAAGAAGTAGCACCAGAAGCAGTAACCCGTGGAGATCACGGCTACTTGATGGTCAACTACTCAAAGCTAATTTAAGGAGAAACACAAATGGCTGTTAGAGGATTTGACATAGGTGGTATGTTCCAGAGAAGCGGAGGACGCATCGGTGCTAACATTGGTGCTGGAGCCGCCGCTATGGGCCAAGGTCTAGAGGGGTTGCTGACGGGCGTAAGAACAGGACTCAAAGAGCGTGGAGAAAGACTAGATGCTGAAAGTGCACAACAGCAGTTCCAGCAAATTCTTGCGGCTAACCAGAATAACCCTGCTGTCCTGAGAACTAAGGGTCAGGAAATGATGACTAGCAGAGATCCTAATATGCAACGCATGGGGAAGATGCTGATGGACGAGGCTGTTCGTTTGACAGGTGTTCAAACGACTAAAGAAGAAAAAGATTTAACCGCCCTTCAAGAAAAAGGTGAATTAGCTTTGTTTAACATGGCAAGGATGATGCAAGCGTCTCCTGAAGAGGATATTTCACGTAGTAACTTAAAAAGACAAAGTTATCTTGAAATAGCTAAAGGTTACAAAGTATCTCCTGAAAGAGCTATGGAAATATTGAACGAATCCATAAAAGAAGAAGATAAACAAGGCAGTGAAGCCAAAGGCTATAAAGTAGAAAAAGAAATTATAATGGATGGTACACTACAAAGCGTTGTTGAGTTTTTTGATGCTAAAGGAAACTTTTTAAACCGTAAAGTGATTGGAGAAGTGGCGGGAGAAGGCGCAGATGCTGACGCTCCCCGTGGGAGAGATGATTGGAAAAACCCAGAAATAAAGGCTTACAGAGAAACTGTAGCAGAGCAAAAAGAAGCTGGCGCAGAATCTATAAAATATTCTGATCTCTTAAACGACACAATAGAAATTGCAGGAGAAAAAGGACAGGTTGGCGGTGTTCTAGGAATGGCTAGAGATTTTGTTATTGCTGATGTTGCTGGTTTGGGTGACGCAATAACTGTCCACCGTTCTCGTTTAAACGAAGTTCGTATGAAAAACGCTATAGCTTTGCTTCCAAGAGGACCAGCTTCTGATAGAGACGTTAAGCTAGCTTTAGACGCCAGTGTTGATCCTAAAAATCTAGGCCCTGAAGACAGAATTGCTTATATTAGAGGCATGAAAAAAATAGCTGATGCAGAAAAAGAATACATGGACGGCAAACTCAGGTGGATTGAGCAAACGGGAGACGCCTTGGCGTTTGGTTACGAGAGAAAAGTTAGTTTAGACGGTTATAATAAAAAGGTTGATGCCCTGCGCCAAGATAATTCATCAGAAGTCGCTGTACTAGATGCCCAGCTTGAACAGGCAAGCCTATTAGACAGAAACGGAAACACACAAGCGGCAAAAGAATTAATCGAATTTGTCAGAACACAAGACAGAATAGGCTATTTGGATTTGTTAGAAAATCAACAAGCCGAACAAGAAAGATATGATTCTTTTGTTCAAAAAAACAATATAACTTTTAACTGAGGTTAAAATGTCTGATTTAATTTTAAATTCTTTGCGAAGACAAGAGCAAAATGTAGATGATGTTTCTAGTAACGATCCTGCATCTTCAATAACTGAAGAAGAAAAACAAAGGATTTTGCAAGAATTAGAAGACGCTAGAAAAACTGATTCTAAAAGCATAGAACAATCCGAAGTTGAACAGGTTTCTTGGTCTTCCGAAGATTCTCTTGCCGCCGCCCAACGTTTCTTTTCCAGCATGGCTCTAGGCTGGGGAGAAGAAATGGGTTTGTGGACTTCTGCCGTTATCAACGCAATGCCTGTTGTTGGTACTTATGCTCAATACGGTATAGATACAACAGTACGTGAGCAGTACGACAAACTCCGTTCTGAATATGATGCTAAACAAGAAGCATTTAAGGAAAGACAAGCAGGGGCGGCGATAGCGGCTGACGTTGCTGGGTCAATAGCATCTCCTGTCAATCTATTAAGAACACCAGCATTAGCCGCTAGAGCAGTTGCCCCAACAACCAGAACCGGTAAGGCGGTAGAAGCGGTTAGACAAGCAACACCCATTACCGCTAGAGTAGCCGCAGAAAGCGCAGTATACGGTGCTGGAGAGGCTAAAGAAGGCGAAAGACTTGAAGGAGCGCAAACAGGGGCCGGTATGGGTCTTGTGGGTTACGGTGTTTTGCGAGGAGGTCTAGGATTAGGAGGGAAAACTGTAGATGTTTTTACACGAAGAAAAGTTGAAGGTGACCTTGTAGACGAGGCTGGAGACTTTGTTCCTATTACGCTGGCGGCTAGCAAACCAGACGGTGTTGAAGGCGCTGTTCATACGTTTTACAGAGACATTGTTGCACCGTCTTTTGGCGGGAAAGGCGTTGTAAAAGCCCAAGAACAAAAGATAGTAGCAAAAGCTGAAGAATTTTTAGATGCTCAAAAAGAAATGTCTAAAAAAATGGACGAAGGCTTGAAAGCAAGAATAAAAGACCAAGAAAATGCCATGAAAGATGCGGCAGATGCTTTGAAAAATGATGCTAAAAGGCTAAAAGACGCTAAAAACAAAGAATCCGCAAGCACAATAACACCACTAAAAGAAAAACTGTCACTGCTAAAAAGTGGTAAAGCAGATGAAATAGCGGCTAAAGCGACATCAGATGTGAAAAGAATGTTAAACGCTAGACGCTTTGACTTTAGAAACCAAGCCTTTTCTAATGCCATGCCAGCAACCGCTACTGTTTCTGACATTCAAAAAATTCTGTCTGTTGAAGATATAGGTCAGCGTATGAGAGCCTTAGACGAATTATGGAGCAACAAGGGGTACTCCATGATTAAGGGCAAAAAAATAAGGGTTAAGAAAAATGAATTTGAAAAAGCCCTTGCAGACGGAATTTCTTCTGATCCTGTTTTCAAGGCGCTTATTACTGATCTTCCGGGTTTTCAAAAAAACGTTATAAACGCAATTAATGGAGTGAAGACTTTCAAGGACGCTAGCGGAAGAATAGACGGTGACATTTTGTCAGCAATCCGTGGGCGATTAGGAACCATAGCGGCTAACGCTGGTGATCCGCTTTTGCGAAAGTCGTACTACATGGCCCAAGGAAAAATTGATGACATAATCAAAAAACAACTTACGGACAAGCAACTTAAAGCGTTTGAAAAAGAAGCAGGAAACTGGAAAAGCACTGTAGTTTTAAGAGATGCTGTTGAAAGTACACGAACAGATGCTACTAAACGTGGGGTGTTTAACGAAAGCGATTGGATTACGGCGGCGTCAAAGAATAACAATTTAGACAAACGCTACGGCACCGGACCTTTAGTCGGGCAAGCCCACGTTTTAGAACAAAATCTCAGATCCGCAGAAAAAGCTATAGCAAAAAGAGCAACAAACTTAGCTAAATCACGAGCAATGGTGGTTGAAAAAACAATCAAAGAACACTCAGATAAACTACAAACACAGCTTAAAAACATTGATGCAGACATTGCATCTAAAAAAGCTAAGTTGAGGACGAATCCTCAGTTTGCAGAAGACATTGCTAGACAGACAACTTTGAAAAATGCAAAAGAAGCGGAAGTGAAACAGCTTAAGTCTCAATTAGACGAGCTAAAAAGACTGAGAAGCCCTCAGAATCCTAGCTGGTTCCATACTTTAGCCGCCACTGGTATTTTAGCGAGTGTGGCAACAGCAGGAGGCGCTATAGTAGGCGGTCCAGCGGGTGCTGGCCTTGGGTTAATCGCCGGGGCGGGTATAGGAAGGTCTATGGCTACTCCAGCAGTTCAGAGAACTATTGCAGGACAAACCGCACCGCAGATGGCTACCCAAAGGTTTTTACAGGCAGACGCTACAGGACGAACAGCAGACATACTATCTAGGAGTATCGGTAGAACAGGTATGCTAACAGGAGGACAACAATGAAAAACAACAGTGACAAACACACAGTAAGCTACACATCCCACGACTACCACAGTATGTGCCAGAAGTCAAAAGAAAAAGTTCGTAAGATGCAACAAATGGGAATGACTACGCCCCATGACCCGAAAGACAAGCCAGAGGACGTAGCCAAGCAAGACAGAGGTTACTCTGTGTTCTTCCTAAGTTAATCCACAATCAACTCCCTCAGTCTACGGGCCT